GCGCTCGTTTCGTGCTGGCCGATGACCGGCAGCACCACGTTATCGACCATATGCACGGCAGATTCTTCCCAGCCCGTATCCTTGCCGATGGCCTCGATGAGCCGGTCTCGTAGGGTTTGTTGACTCGTCACCACATGGCCCCCCTCTCTTCAAGCGCATAGATTTCATCCTCACTCGCGGGGAACCTCGGTTCATCCGCCGCAATGCCCTGCGCCCGCCCATACTCCGCCAGCGCCGCCTCGTTGCTTATGGCGCAATCGCGCAGCCTTCCCCACCAGAAGCGTCCGAACGCCAGGCCGGTGAAGCGTTGCCAGCGGAGAGAGCCGTCTGGGTGGACGTTCATGGTGAGGGTGTTGAGGTGGAGGGAGGGAAGGATCATGCGGCTTGCTCTCCGACATCAAGAAACAGTGTTTGACTCGCCTTAATCTTCCTTCCCTGCACTTCAACAAGCCCATTCGTCTTAAGCAGCGATAGGTAATTGGCGAATGTCCCACCGCTTGCCGTCATGTTTATGCGGTCGGCCAGATTGGCGCGGTCAATCGCCCGCGGGTAGTTCTCGATGAGGACATCGATCATCTTCGCCGGGCCGGTGCCCAACGCTTCCTTCCATTGCCTGATAACGCTGCCGGGCGCGGGACTCTCGACTTCACCCGCCGCAGCCATACCGGCGGCAGTCAACCCAACCGTGTCATCCCATTCATCCAGATAACCCGCCCTGCGCAAAAGACTCACGTAGTTGGCCCACGTACCGCCAGTCCTTTTCATGCGCGCGAGAGTAGCCCATTGTGCTTTCGTGAACCGCGCAGGATGGCGCGCTGCCAGCACCCGAAGCACGCGCAATTCCGCCCCGCCATTTCCCTTTGGAACAGTCGCGCTCATTTTCATCGCGGGCTTGGGCATTTTTGAAGGCGCTGCTTCCGCCGTCTTCTCTTCTGGAACCGGCGCACAACGCTCCGCAACCTTTTGGATCGCCTCCATGGAATCAAATAACCCTGCTGCGTGACCAGAAACAAAACCTTGCTTCACTCCGCGATCAAAGCCACGTTTTTCCGCTTCTACAAGCGCCGCTTCACTTACTGCCGCAGAGCCCGCCGATTCTCCACGCTTCTTTGTTTCCACCTTGATACTGAGCGCGCCCTTAATCCCGTCAATATCAATCTCCGCCAAATTGCCAGGAGCGCTTATAATCTCCCCGTCCTCCGGCGCCCGCGAGCTATCGAACGTCCTTATCTTCGGAAAGGCGATACGCTCCAACATCCCCACTTCCGGCGACCATAGCCAGCCCTCCCCGCGCGCAAGTGATGGCAATGATGTGATGATTTCGCGCCCCTGTTTTGCATCGGCCCATTCGCCTATCCACGCCTCTACGGCAGCGCGATCCTGGGGAGCAATCAGGCGCATGGCAATGAGCGTTTCCACTTGTGTTAGCGAATCTTTATGAAGTTTTGCCGGACGCTGCGAGATAAGCATGATACGAAGCCCCCGCGAACGGCCGCCGCTGACAAGATTGTTGGCGGCGTGAAGCATCTTCCCCGATTCCGGATCGGGAACCCGCCCTTGTGGTGCAAACATGTGCGCCTCGTCGATGACCAGGTGCAGTGGTTTCTTGTTCGCCCGGAACAGCGACTCCGCGAATTGAGTGAACAGCCTAGTGCGCGCGCCCACCGTCATCAACGACGTGTCGATCACGCATGAAAAGCCGCCCGTGGCGATAATCTCCGCCAGTCGCGCGCCGGAATGTTCATCCAGCGGCACGTCCGCATGATCGCCTCCGAATATCACTACCGGGTAGCCCTCGGATGTTCCATCGGCGAGCAGCCGAAGCCCCCACCATACGCCCGTAGGATCGATGGCGCATACGCGTTTCCCGGCGTCGAGCAGCCTTTCTGCTATCCCTTTGGCGGTTGTGGTCTTTCCGCTTCCGGTTTTGCCAAGAATGCCGATGTGTTGGGCGAGCGCTTCAGGGGGCAGAACAAATTTCTTGTGAGCAGTCTTGCCCGAAACCTTGGGCGCGGGTATATCGGATTCAACCATTGCAACTCCTTCAAACCGATTGCAGTGTGCCAGGGAACGCAGCGCGCGAACGCTGCCAGTACCCCCGGTTATAAAGCATTCGCCGTTGAAGTCAACGACTTCTGCGCATTTGCCTTTAGCCGGGCCATTCTGCCGACTTTACTGCGGTTGCGCTCCGCCATCGCCGCCTGAAATTCCTCCACTGACTTGCGCCACCACTTCAGCTTGAACCCGCTTACTCGCGCCCGCGCATTGCGCCGCAATATCTCCACCTTGACACTCATGTCAGAAAGCCCGTTCACTTGCCATATAGCCGGTTCCACTACTTTCCGAACCAAGTTGTCGGCGCGTTTATGAACATCTGGATCGACGCCCAACAATTCCCGAAGCCGCTCTACTGAAAACTTCTCTTCTTTCCGTTCCAGATTCGCCCGCAACTGAGTTAGCTCATAAAGCGCAATTCCATACTTGCTTGTCATGGAACAAACAATTTCCGCTTTTATCCGGCCCCATTTTCCTGACGTTTCGATGATGGGGGTCAAGTCACGCGGTAGACGATATGCCAGCGTCGTTTTGTTCTTGAACTCATTGGCCGTAATCTTGAAGAAGTCGAGCAAAACCATGCTTTCGCGTGACGTTATCTTGGCCCCGTTCCCATTTATTTCCGTCTTGCAGATTTGGACTTTCACGCTCTGAAGCCGATTCAAGCTTGCCCATAGCCTGTCACTTCCCTCGTGCTTCGATAACGCTTGCTTGATCTGGGCGACCGGAACCTCCCACTTCGCCGCCGGGTCTAAAATATTCCCGCTGTCATGCGCATGCTGGTACAACAGATTGAAAATTGCTCTGTCCGGCGCCTCAAGTTGGTGCGCGCCCACCATTTCAATGATTTCCCCCGGTTTCGGAAACCCGGAGAGATTGGACTTGACTTCGACGGCTCTAACGGAGGGCAATGCCATGCTGCCGAGACTTAAATCCGCTTCTACCTGATGTCAAGAACAAGTAGGAATAGCTCTCCTACAGCCTGCCCAATGGGTAGGAGACATTCTGTGGATAAGTCGTATTTCGCCTATCCCAATGGGTAGGAAACAATCGCCCAATGAGTAGGAAGCGGCCAGCCCAATAGGTAGTAGACCTATGCCCAATAGGTAGCGCAATGGTCAGCTATCCATTTGTTTGTTAATGCCAATTATTCGCCTAACTTGAACTATAAGACAGAACTTGAAGATAGGCTGTGACAAGCCTCTAAATGTGGATAACCCACACCCCCAACCCTACACACGAGCCGCCTTCAGTAAAGCGCTCCCTTTTTGTGTTGACAAGCGTCACTTGTCACTATACTGCTATGCTCGTGATTAAGGGATTCAAAAGCAAGAGCCTCAAAAAACTGCATGCGGGAGATCGCAGCGGCATTCGCGGCGACTTGCTGGAGAAAACCGAACGCGTGCTTTTGATTCTCGACGGCATGGAAAATACGGAAGCCCTCAATCTTCCGGGTTACAGACTGCATAGCCTGAAAGGCGACTTGAAGGGCTTCTGCTCAGTCTCGATACGGGCGAACTGGCGGATAATTTTCCGCTTTGAAGGCGGCCACGCCTATGACGTTGAACTTATCGACTACCACTGAAGGAGATTCCCATGATAAAACCCATTCATCCCGGCGTTTTTGTCCGCGAAGACTGCCTTAAGCCTCTCGGCCTCTCCATCACCGAGGCCGCTAAAGTTTTGGGCGTCTCGCGCCAAGCCTTAAATAATCTCGTGAACGGCAAAGCGGCCATAAGCCTCGATATGGCGATCCGCCTCACCAAGGCTTTCGGCAGTACCGTTGAAACGTGGCTCAAGCTTCAGATGAACTATGATCTGACGCAGGCCAGCAAGCGGGAAGGCGCGATCCGCGTGAAACGCTATAAACCCGAGGAGCGCCCGAGCCACTAGCCCCGCTCGAACTGCCTTTCCTGGTACTCCTGCCGCTCCCGCTGCACGCGCGCCGTATACAGCCCTTCCGAAACCAGCGCCGTCGCCACGGAAGCAATCCGCGTCCAGCGCCATCGCTTGTCCATATCCTTCACAAATTCCCCGATTATAAGCGGGGCGAGGATACCCGCCGTCCGTATCCAGTGCGCCGCGCCCATCGACGTATGCGCGTGATGGAATTGCTGGCGCTCATGCTGCGGGGCTGGCTGTTGCATCCCGAGAGAGTAGCTAAACGGGCTACGAAATCAATCAAAAGTTGAGAAGCAAGCTGACCAACACCGCGCTTGACACCCGTTCACTGTTGCACTAATTCATTACTTCAATACTGAAGCCGCGCATTACTTCAAGGCTTCACAGCTTCAATACTGAAAGTATGCAGCCGTGAAAATTATCACTATTGCAATGCAAAAAGGCGGAGGGGGTAAGAGTACCATGGCCGCTAACCTCGCTGTTGCCTCCGGCGTGAAGACCGCGCTCTTTGACCTTGATCCCCAGGAGAGTGTCACTGTCTGGGCCGAGCGGCGCGCGCAGGAAACGCCCCACGTCGAATTCCTGACCGAGCGCCGCCTGCCTGCCGCGCTTAAGGCCGCCGAGGATAACGGCTTCGAGCTTGTCATCATCGACACGCCGCCCGCAGCTGGGCCGCAAGCCTATGCCGCTGCACAATGCGCCGACCTCATTCTCATCCCGTGCAGGCCAAGCAAGATAGACCTCGACGCGCTCCGGCGCACGGCCAATCTTGTCAAGACACTCAATGTCCCGGCCTTCGTCGTCATCAATGCCGCGCCGCCCACCGCTACGTTGCTGCTTGACGAGGCCCGGACGCTCATCGCCAAGGAGGGCCTTGACATCTGCCCCGCCGTGCTTCGTGAGCGCAGCGCTTTCCGCGTCTCATGGGCCTACCGCAAGGGCGTGACGGAATACGAGCCTAGGGGCAAAGCCGCAAAAGAGATTGTCGCCCTGAAGGAATGGGCCTTTTCACAACTTCAAGACTTCACAACTTCACGGATGAAAGGTAAAGCGCATGGCTAGGCGGTCACTGTTAATAGCGGAGGAGGAGCCGGAAGTAGTTGCGCCCGTTACGGAGCCGGTGCGGCCAATAGAGCCGAGAAAGCGCTCATCCAGGATTCATATCGGGGCCTATTACCCGCGCGGCGATCAGACTATTATCGCCTTCCAGCAGCTTGCGTTCGAGATAGAGAAAACCCAGCAGGAAATGCTCTACGAGGCCATCGGTGACTATTTGGCTAAGGTGAAGGCGGGTAGGGCGTTCAGGTGACGAAGTAGCGTAACTATCTATCTGGAGGATGTATGGCTGTAGACAAAGAAAAAATTACCGAGCTTGCCATAGCGATGCACGAAAAGAACGCGGCCATGCAACAGCTTCACCAGATGCGCCAACAGAGTCAAGCCGGGACATGGACGGCGCGGTCGGAAGCGATGTATCAGGTAGCGTAGCTCGTCGCGCTGGAACGTAGGTTGCGAGAATCGTAACGATGCGGGCAGAATATTACGAAGCCAAAAACGCATTAGAGCGCGTTGTTAATGGAACTGAATGAGCTTAACCAACAATCAATCTGAGGAAGTTATGAAATATCTTACAGGATTCATTGCCGGAAGTCTTGTAATGTGCGGCTTACAGTCGAGCGCGGGCATCGTTTCGCATGTTGCCGCCTATGAGTATGGCAAGCATGTAGCCCGGCAGGAGCTAAAACACAGCGCCTCTCCATGCGACAAGAAACAACCCTAGAGCACTAGACGGAGAAACATATGGATAATGGCTGGTTTATTCCCGATGAAATGGTCGGTCCCGTTTCGCAGAAAACCTTCATGGAGATGATGAATATTATCTGCCGTGGCGGCATGGTCAACGTGGTTGCCCGTGTAGATGGCAAGGAATACTATTGGCAATGCGATGGCTTGAAATACGCTACGCGCATCGCTCACCCGAACAACTGATCCCGCAGACGCAAAAAAAGCCCCACCGCCGAAGCGGTGAGGCCAGATGTCGCCAGAACGCAATCGTAGAACTCGCGCTACTCTCGATACCCGTCCAGGTTGACGGATATGCCGGGCAGCGATTCCTTGTATGCCAGCTCGAAGTCGGTTGTCCTATCGTCCCTATCGGGGTACTCGTAGGCCGCCGGAGCACAGGCGCTCAGCAGCAGGCAGGCTAATATCGCAATCCGCATGTTCCCTCCTTACCAGCCACAGTAATCGTGGCCGTACAGGTCCATCGCCCGCACTTTCCTTGCGTTCACATCGTCCAAGTGCTCATCCGGCCCCAGGCCGATGTCAAAGCCGTGCTGGCAGAACGTGTCAGTTACCGGGCTTATGGTTGTGCAGCCATTGCTCAGCAGCGCCAGCAGGCTCAGAAAGCACCCGGTTTTCAATCTTGCTCCCATCCTGTAACTCCTTTACTTCGGCTTTGAGATCGATATTCTGCACCTCTGCGCGCCCGAGTTTCTGTGCCGTGGACATGCCGAACAGCCCGAGCACACCCTGCACCAAGCCGGACACCGCGCCGGTTACTGCAGCCCAGAGCCAACTCATGTGCGCGGGCCTTTCTTAAGTCCCGGCCGGAAGAGATGCCTGACATCCTTCCACTTGAGAGCCGCAAACCACAGCATGATCGGCCAGAGAAACGGGCGATAGAACAATCCCTTGATGAAATCCGGCGGACCCATGTACGCCACGAAAGTGCGGATGCACCAGCCCCACACGATGAAGCCGATGGTGTAGTAGAGAAGCAGGTCCAGCAGCGCCGTCATGGCCAGCAATCCTCCTGTCGAACCTGAGTGCACCGGGTATCCATCAGCACGCAACCCGTGAGGGCAAGAACCGCCCCCACGAGCGCGGCGATGAGGATGGGGCGCATTAGGCGGACGGAGCAGCGGCAACCGGTGCGGCAGTCGTACCAGACGCGGGTGCCGTTGCCAGCGAGTTGACCACGGATGTCACCAGCGTGCTCGTAGTCTTCGTGCTGATGTCCTTGCCCGCTGCCTCGAATGCGGCAGGAGCAGCTGCAATGCCTGCGGCGATAGCGCCGGAGGTGCCGCCCGTGGACAGGCCGCCCAGTGCAGCAACGCCGATGGTCGTGACGGCGGCCTTCAGATCCGTCTCGCTTATGCTCTCCAACTCCGCGAGCGCGGCCTTTACGTCCGCTTCAAGCTGCTGCCCGAGAGTAGTGCCTTCAACAAACGTGATTATCTTCTCGAAAGGCGCTTCGATATCGTCGCGGATAGCGGTCCATGTGGACATAGAAATCTCCAAACTTGAGGGTGAAAGCCCGCACGGAATGCGCGGGTAAATTGGGCAAGAGCCGCACAAGCGGCGGGAAGCACGGCGGGGCTTAAGGCTTGCGCTTGTACTTGGCCGCGATGAACCTCGGGGCATGCTGGTGGATGACGCGCACGAGAATCAGCAAGGCGATGCCGCCGGCGAGAGGGAAGGGGTCAAAGACGCCCAGGAACACCAGTTGGTATTCCGCCATCAAGATAAGGCCCAGGACCGCAGCGCCTATGAGCCAGTCGAGCCATTTGGACATGGGCTACATCCACACCGCTGTAAGGAACAAAAGGAATGCCAGGAGGCCCATGAGAATAAGCGCCAGTTTCGCCTTCATTGGGACGAACCCCTCAACTGATGTCATTGAAGAATAACTGTCCCTGGATCGTAGCGCAGGGAACATGCCCCACGGCCCAATGCGGCCACGCAGGCATGGATTGGGCGAAGTAGTAGGTTGCACCATGTGTCAGGTCGATAAGCGTCCCGGCGAGTGCTTTCTGCGCTATATCCAGGGCATCTGAGTAGGCGGGATTGCTATCGTTCAATTCCGTAATGACCTCGTAATTCGGATCTGTCGGAATCCAGCAATCAAATTGCTTCGGCTTAAGACATACGGCACGCGGAGTATCGCCCCACCAGCCGGGAGCATTGGCCCTGTTCATAATAGTGTTGGCGACAGACTGCATGCCCTCTATACCCCCTCCACGGTTTTCGCCGTAGATGGTGCGGGCGACGATGCCCATGTCAGAGAATTGTGATAAATCGATCATTTGTGAAGCACCAGAAATGCCGCCAGGACTCCAAGCGCCGAGATCGCGGTGCTGATAAGGCATGCCTGCCATCTTGCTATAGCCTTAATGACCCTAAGTTCCGTCTCATGCGATTGCAGTTTTTTCTCGTGGGCATCTCTCTCGGCCGTGCAATCATCCTGGTATTTCTGTGCCGTTGACTTCATGTCAGCCTGAACCGTCTTGATGATCGCAAGCTGCTCGATGGTCTGCATGTAATGCTGAGACCGTTCCTGTGCGGTTTTCTCGTTCCATCCATTTTGACCGGCAAGCGTTCCCTGGATCGTCGATAAGGTCGTTTCAATGCTTGACAGCCGCTCGATTACTTCCGCCATGTCATTGCTCCGTATGTCAATAAGCCTGAGCCGTCTTTCCATAGATGCTTCACTTGCCCGCTCCACGAGGTTGCCCGTTTTTCTTAGTAACTCCCGAAGTATTTCTGAACGTAGAAAGCGTCCACAGGCAATGCCGTGGCGATGGTGTTTGCAGAGGATAGTACGACATTCCCCGAGCAGACATTGCAGTTCGGGAAGAAAGCGTTATTGATGGTCAGGTTTGTCGCCTTGAACCAATAAAGCTGATTGCTTTCAATGTTGTTGCCGAAGAACACGGAGCCGGATTGGCCGTATTCGTTCCATACGTAGGCCCCGACATTCTGAGCGAAGACAGGCAGGCTGCCGCCTACGACGCCGGAGGAGACGACGGTATTGCCTGAGTCCGTAATATTGTTACCGGCGGCGATGGCGACGCCGTAATTGGTGGTGTCGAGAACGACGTTGCCGGTGACGTTTATGTATTGCGACGTGTTCAGCGCAGTGTCACCGCTGCTGCCGTCTACGATAATCCCTCCGCCGCTATAGCCGTTAAGCGCGGGGTCAAGCGGGTATGCCCCAAGGATCAGGTTACCGCTGACCGTAATGGGGCTGCCCGACGTTCCTACGGCCTGATAGAGATTGATGACATCGTTGACGTTGCTCGCATAGGGCGCGTCTATGAAGGCGTTGTTGGTGATGGACGATCCGGCAAACGTACCGCCGTTGAACTGCACGGCATGCACCGCGCCGGAGCCGTTGTGATTGACCCCGATATTGGCGTTTACGCTGACAATCGTCGTGCCGTTCGTCTGGTTGAAGTAAATGCCGGACGTGTTGGAATAAACGTTGTCATGGAGGTTGTTATAGGTTCCTGTCCCAGCGGCAACGTAGAAATTCTGAGGATTAGAGCTTGTACCCCAAGCCCGGTTGTCGCTGACCTCTACGCTGCCGGTCCCGTTGTTCTTGATGATTATGCCCGGACCATCGAGAATGCAGCCGGTAATCAGGACCGGTGTGGATACTCCGCTCCCGATAGTGATGACCGGCGTGCCGGAACTCAGGGAGTGGAAGTCCCCCGTGTAAGTCCCTCCGCTTGAGATGGTAAGTGGGCCAGAGAAAGTAATGCCCGCTTCAGAGTGATCTACCAGCGTATTTTGGCAACTTGCCCAAGGCTCATTCTTCTTGCAGAAGGCGACGGCGAGGTTGTTCCAGTTAACGACCGGAATCTGGGCATAGAGGACATAGCCTCCTGCCGTGGGATAGCCACCTATCGCTATGGCGCCCGACGCGAATAGCGCCAGGAGCGCCGTCAGGAGATATAGAACCCTCCTCACCGGCCGACCGCCTGCAACTGCGAAAGCGAGAATGTGGAGTTGTAGATTTCAATATCCTGCATCCATCCGTCCAGGGTCTGTGCCGCCGCGCCGTCATCGCCTATAGTTTCCTGCGTGATGCCGGAGGGAAGCGCGGCCGCTGCGAACGTGCCTGCCGTATCCGCCGTGCCGTTCGCCACGAAGCTGTTTGCGCCCGAGCTATAGGACAGGGCCGCTTTAAAGACCGTGCCGGGGGTCACTGCCGAGAGCGCGCCGCCGGAAGTATAGGCCGTGCCGCTGATGACGATCTGCGCTTCCGGGACGCCCGTGGCGCTCAGGATGATCTTTATCTGGTTGCTGGCCGTGCCGTCATTGAAAGATACAAGCGTCGTCGCGCGGCAGGTATTGATGTAGGGAATCACCGCCTGCACGTAAATCGTGCCGTTGGCGGAACTAAACCAGGGGATGCTGGTGACAGTGGCGGAATCGATATTGCGCGTGACCGAACTTGCGGTCGTGGGGATGTAGGAAGTGGGGACGCAACCAAGTTCAACGTCCATCCCCCAGTCATTCCATGTCTCGGAAGTGCCGGTGTAGCTGTTGCCCAGTGAAGTGCCGGTAGCCGGAGCGGTGGCGACATTGTTTCCGGCTATTAATGGTCCTGTGTTGGTTTGGCTTGAATCGACCGAATACGCCATGTAGGCGCGATACCAGCCGTTGTTGATGGGCCGCACGCCAAAGGTGGAGACTAAGCCGTTGGCCTGCACCGCCCCCGCCGTAGTATCAAGGGTAATCCATGGGTCGCCTCCGGAATTTCCTATGCCGCGAAGTGACTGATAGCGCTGCGTGCCTCCTTGCCCGAAGAATGAGAAAGCATAGGTGTTGGTCGCGGTGAGATTGGTGCCGGCCACATAAATAGAATGGTGCGTCGTCGCGACCGTTCCCTCATTGATTTGCGTAGCTGTCGCCGTTCCATCGGGGGCCGTAGAACTATTGTTGGTAATTGTGGCATTTAAACCACCCCATCCAGCCGTTCCAAAAGTGGAATAGAGCCCGATATTCGTGCGCGCCTCTTCAATCTCCAGCCCGTTCAAGGCAAGCGTAGCCGGGTTGTAATCGAAGCGCGGAGTATTCGCCAGTACACCCGTGACCAGCGTGCCGGAAGAGTTGTATTCCGTGGCCGTTGTTCCCGAGCGCGTGAACGTGACGCTCGACGGCAGGCTGGCGTTCATGAAGTATTGGGAGGCGATGGGGAGCAATCCTACGCAGGAAGACACCTGGTAAACACCTGCGCTCAAATAGCTGATGGTGCAGCCCTGATTGCTTTGCAGTGTTATATCGTTGCCGTTGCCGATCTGACTGGTGGAGGAAAGCTTGACGGGGCCGGTGCAATTATTCTGTGCGACGAACGAAAAGCCGCTCCCGAAGCCCGAGGTGCTGGTGGGCGGAAGCGTTGCCGCGACGCCCGTGGCGTTGCAGAAGGGGATGATTTGCCCGGCATATGTTGCGAGGATGGTGGCGGTGGACGAAGTTATGGGTGGGTTAAGAACGGGCTGCGCAAGGCTGAATTGGCCGCCAGAATTCGTGAAATTGGGGCCGAGCGACGTTGCACCCGTGCCTCCGACAGTTGTGGCCGCCAAACCTGTAGCGGCCGTAAGGTTCGGTGCCGCACCGGGGGGCGCTACCCAAGTTCCATCGCCGCGCCAGAAAGTGCTGCTCGACGCGGACGTACCGCTATTCATCTGATTGACCGATACATTCCCGCTCAAGTCGGAGAAGCCAAGCTGCGCCAGGACTTGTTGCCCGGTTGCGTTGATATATTGCACGACTTGGTGTGCGGTGGCCGACGCCAGCGAGAGAAGGCCGCCCAGGTTCGATGTGGTGGGCGCGGGAATTGTGCTGGCGGGCAGGGTGCCCGTCACATTGGCGGCAGGGATGTTCGTAAGGGTATTGCTGGAGCCATTTATCGTCTTGTTCGTAAGGGTCTGGCTATCCGTCGTGCCGACAATATTGCCCGTAGGGCCATTCTGGAAGGCGGCGCTTCCGAACAGGGAGCCGTTGGATTTTGTGCATGTCGTCGCCACTGCCCCGGCTGTGGTCGTGCAGTCGCCCGTTAGAGCAGGCATTTGCGCCGCCGTAGCCGCTCCGCTCAAATCAGAAAATCCAAGCTGGACAAGTACCTGCTGACCGCTGGAATTGATATACTGCACGACCTCATGGGCTGTGCTGGAGGCCAGGGAAAGCAGGCCGCCCAACGCCGAGGTTGTCGGCGTGGGAATCGACGCGGAGGGTACGGCGCCGGTCAAATTTGCCGCGGGGATATTAATGAGACCGTTGACCGAGCCGCTGATTGTTTTGTTGGTAAGTGTTTGTGTGTCGCTTGTGCCTACAATGGCCCCTGATGGCCCCGTATCAAACGCCGCTGTGCCAAAAAGCGTGCCATTTGACTTCGTGCACGTGGTCGCTGCTGTCCCGGACGCGGCAGTGCAATCGCCGGTAAGAACGGGTAGGCGACCCGCAGCGAGCGTGCCGCTACTAATATTCGCCGCATTGGTCGTATCGGTCGTAGCCGATGCCACCAAGCCAAGATTGGTGCGCGCCGTGCCGACATTTGGCAAATCGGACAAATTGCTTGATGCTTGCAGCGCCCCGCTTACGCTACTGGATAAGCCTGAAATTACGCCTGCCGTGACGAATTGCCCGACCTGCGCCCCGGCGGAATGCGCCGCCGCCGTGGTTCCTTCAATTCCCCTTGTGATGGTGTAGATATTTCCGGATATGGCGGTCACCATCACGATCTCAGGCGGCGAGCCGGAAGAGTCCTGAATTGTCAGGCGAAAGGGCGTTGTGCCGGGGAAGTTTGTCGTCGAAGCGAGCGTTAACGTGGTATCGGTCGAGCCTATCGAGGTCGCAAGCGTGCTGAGGGCAAAGTTCGAGTATTGTTCCGCATCCGACAGCGTTGAGAATAGCGCCACAGCGCCCGCCATGACAGCAAGCATTGCAAGCCGGATACTGCGCATAAATCCTCTTCAGTTTTATAGGTTGCGACGAGCGTTAGAAGCAGGGCCGCCTCGGCCATTCCCGCCTAACGTCTTGTGAAATGCGAGTCAGAGCAACCACTAGCCCAACACCACTAGGTTGAGAACAGTTTCGCCCGCGGAACTGCTCGTAGTGGATTGCCATGTGGATGTCCCCGAATTGGTCATGCCAAGCAACGTTGCGTAATGTAGAGCTTCCGTCAGACCGGACTTGTTGCCAGCGATTGCTACGGTCCCGTTAGATGTCGTTCCCACGCCGATAGATGAAGTTTCAGGCTCCGCTGATGTCCCATCAAACCCTATTCCCGTGACATTCGTGCCGGTGCTGGAATTCGATACTCCGCCGGTAATGAAATAATCGACGAGATCCCCGGACCATGGCGCGACGAAATTGCGAATTTCCGTGTTCGGTTCGACAAAACTGCTGCTTGAGGTGGACCGGGGCGCGGTAAAGTTTGTGCGGGAGCGTTTGCGCTGCTTGTTAAACCATGAATAGACCTGCCTGAAACCATCTTGATCAAGGAATTGCCCCGATCCGTTTGTCACCAGACGCCCCACCAGGACGCGGGCGGCATCGCCGGTTTTTATGTTTATCCCGCTCGTTGAGTCTACGCTGTATGCGGTCGTGGAAAAGTCTAAGAACGGGCTGCTCCCGGCCACGAGATAGGCATAGTAAAGCGTGCTGGCCGCCAGCGTCTGTCCGCTTGTTCCGTTTATCGAGCAATTGTTGTAAGTGGCCGTGACTCCGCCACCGATAGACTGCATCGTGCCGTTGGGGAACGCTACGCGGTTGCCGTTTTTGGGCGCAAGCGTGACCACGGTGGCCGATGTGTATTGAAAAACGCACTGTCCGACCGCGAGATCTCCGCCCTGCGGTGCCTGGAATTGCCAGGAGGCCCCGTCGTAGATGAATGTATATACGCCATTCGCTTTCACGGCTCCGGGCGGCAAGGGGTTGCCATCCTGGGTTATCGCTGCGACGTTGCCGAGGCCGTTTGTATTTATAACCGTGGCCCCCGTGTTGGTGTTCGCCACTTTTACATTGATTCTCTGGCCGGCAGCGAGCGCCGAAACCGCAGGACTGAGGCTTATCGTTATAGTGTTTGCCGCACCGCTGCTGTCGGCGGCATAAATGGCCGCGCCGCTTTGAAGCGCAGCCAATATGCCCGTCAGTTTGGGGGTGATCAGCGATCCCGTGAATTGAAAAATGCTTCCACTGGTGATCGTGCTCTGCCCGTTGGCTACGGTTATCACGGCGACGGAAACGGCGCCAACGTCGGTTGCGGGCGTGATCTGCGTGCCTGTAGCGGCGGCAGTACCCGCTTTAAGCGTCAGCACGCATACGCCCTTACGAACCGTATTCTGCGACGTGCCGCTATTATTCGGGCCATTGTAGGCCACTGCCGGATTGGAGGCGTTGTAATAAGGCAACACCGTGGAACCGCCATCCTGATCCTGGTAGCTCGCTTCGATCAGGTAGGCGACGGAGAAGCCTGATGTCGCCGGGGCCGGGCAACTAAAGTTCGTTTCACCGAAGACGATCCCCTGCTTAACGATTTGGTCTGTCGTGTCGGGCGCAAGGCTGCCGTAGGCCGATCCGTCAATGTTCTGCTGGCTGTAAATCGATCCCGGTCCAACATTGACCGTCATTGTTGCGGGTGCCGTAGGCGCGCAGATAAGGCCGTCATATACCGTGGTCGTGCCCAGGATCGCCTGCGCGAACATGCCGAGACCGATCATTGCATCCTTATTGGTGTTGAGCAGGTCGGTATCCTGCGGGATTGCTCCCGCATAGACAATAGGACGGTCCATTGAATTTCCTAATTAATTTGAAAGTTGTGTCCAAGCCGTACTTCCTGCCGGCATGGTCGAATCGATGGCCGCGAAAATGTTGGCATCCGTCACCGCGCCCTGAATCTGACTTAGATCTCCGTACTCAGCCTCGCTGGCGGTGTTATAGGCTCCGGTCGAAATGCCATACCCAGCCACATTCGGGATGCCGGAACTCGATGAGCGATAGGCAATCACGAAGCACTGGCACTGGAGTTGAAGCGAGCCGTATCCTCCCGCCACTCCATAACCGAGGGTGTTGGTATTGTATGCTCCCGTGTCAAGCGGCAGCGCGGGCTCAAATATCTTCGGCGTACGCCCCGTCAGCAGTTGCAGAACCCTGATCAAGCCCTGTCGCGTTCCTCGCTCAAGGAATAGTTCCGCCTGAATGCGCGTCCTGAAGGCAGTGTCCGATTCCTGTTGCTGTCGGGGTAGCGTCGATCCGAAGAAATCGAAAGAAATCAAGTCGAGAAAGCCATCGGTCGCCGTGGCGATTCTTGTTTGAAGGCGTGCATAGGCAATAAGATCATATGTAAAAGCCAACGCCCAACCGATGCCGTTCAATACGCCATCGAGTATCGGAGTATCGTCCGCAAACCAGCCGTTCGGCAGCAGCGCTTTGATTCGCGCTACAAAATCCGCCTGGTCACCTGTCATGCCTTCTTCAGGCAACCGTCACGGTGCCCGCCTTTATAAGTTGTTTTTTGTTCGCAGCGAGATCGGAAGTCCCTGAGTTCAGCAGCACCGAAGAGGCGTTTTGTACGCCTGGCACGCCGTAGGCGATGGCCGCCAGCTGCGTATAGGGCAGACTCACACCGAGAGTCAGACTATTGATGAAATTCGTAATTGCCGTACCGACCGCCCCTACGACTATGGAATGGATATAACCCGATACGCTTGTGATTGTCAGAGAGACGTTCGCGGTTTCGACACTCGGGCCGAATACCGCGAAGCGGATCGTCAGGGCTCTTACCGCGTCAATCGCAGAGGAAATATTATTCAAGAGAGTGGAAGAAGGGCTTCCGCTTCCGTCGTCCACTACGACATAAAACAGGCCATCATCGGTCGCGCCGTTATAATCCTGATTCTCCGTGATCGTGTAGTTTAATCCCTGCTGCACGCCGGTGATTGCATACGCTACCGCCGCTTTCGTTCCCTTTGACAGCGAGGCAAGGTAAAGCATGAAGCGCGCGCGGAACGCCGGGTCCGTCTCTGCGTTTATGCCGTTGGTGAACGCCGAGGCGTTTGTAACCGTGTCCACGCCCGGAATTGGCGTCGTAATCACGCCGATGGCGGCCGCCTGAACATTTCCACCTGTGCCGCCCACCGTATCCTGCACCGTAACGGTCACGCTTGCCGTATTTGCCGGAAGCACATATCCGCCGAGACTCGCGCTGTATGCGGAGTTCGTCGTATCCAGTAGCACCGTGAAATTCTGTGTCCCGTCCGAGGACTGGACAGTCGCGCCTACCGGCACGACAGCCTGTTGCGTCGCGGTAAAGCGCGAGAACGTCACCTGCCCGGTAGCGGCCACGGCAGGTAGGCGCGTGAAGTTGTAATCCGCCATCCAGCTATCGACATCGCTGCCGACGCTGGTTGCCGCACGCGTCACCGTCAGCAGTTGGAGAATGATGGCTTGCAGCCAGAGCACCACCCCGGATACGGCTTGAGTGATGGCTAAAAGCACCGACCCGACCGTGAAATCGAGCAATGCCGTCGCCGCGCCCTGGATAGCCGTGGCGATGTTCGAGGCAAGCGCCGAGAGGGTATATGTCTGGAGAGTGGCCATGCTACGGCGTCACCTGGAAGCTGAGGGTTGCTGGCTGGCTCGAATCGGCCTCGACATATTGAATCTGCACGTCAAATCCGCTTGGAATCGCATTCGTCGTTATCTGCGGGGCGGGATTCTGCACCACGCTCTGCTCCAGGTACATCTGCGACCGGATCAGGCTGTCCATCTCCGGCTCATCAATAGGATCTCCTACCAAACCGGGAAGGCCCGCACCGTAATTCGGCTCCCAGATGTAATCGCCTTGGTTCGTGAGCAGTCTGCGCAGCACGCGCTGGGTGCTTTCAAGAAGGCTGTCGGCGGCAAGCAGATCACCGGTTGCGCCTAGTTGCAGATCGCTGCCGAAATAATGCCCAACGTCTGCCATATGCTCATCACACCCTACATTTGCTGATTGGGAGCGCCTGACGTGCCATCTGGCGTAGGATGCGTATGAGTGTTGTAAATGATCCTCATGCCAGCCATGGATTCGGCAGCGCCGTTCAAATCCGACACATCTCCCGTGACGACCAAATCTCCTATCACCTTGAGATTTCCGTTAAAAGTTCCAGAACCGTCGGCATTCAGCGTCAGGAAAGAACCCGCGCTGTCCCGCACCGTAGCCATGCCGTCGTTCGTGAGCTTAATGAGCGAGCCGGACTTGTGGACTAGCCAAAACTCCCCTGACGCCACCGCAACAGGTCTCGCTTTGTTGCCGAAGAAGCGCAGGGAAATGTAGGCGGCGTTTTTCCCGCCCTCCTGGAAATGGACATCCACTTCGTCTCCAGGTGTGGGAGGGCAGAACATTCCCCACAAATTCCCGACCCAGGACGAGGCTATTGGCAGAAAGCCCGTCTCAAAACCCTCCGGCTGAATGATGACTTTCGCGGCATAATTATTAAAATCGAATGCGCTGACAGTACCTCGCCGCGGCAGCGACTTTGTTCCCGCCGCGCGCTGGCCTTCGCCGCGCATGACGTTCATGATTCGCTGCATCATCCTAAAACGACCGTGCTTTGAGTGCTGTGATTCTTGGCGCGTAGTTCCATCGTGTAGCCGCCGTCAAAGGAAATGTGCCGTGTCACGGTGTCGGGGTAGTAATTCTGGTCCCACGCCGTACCCGTTCCGGTAAGCTGCACCTGCGCGCGCGTCGTGAGCAGGTTGTCACCCGGAAGACGCGCCGTCAGCACGCGCTCATGCCTTGTGATGTCTTCCGCCGTCGATTTAGCGAGAGCCAGCGCCTGATCGCGCGTTAAATTCGGCACTACGTAGCTATAGGTCTGGCTCACCCCACCGCTGCGCTGGCTCTTGAAGGCTTGCGAGACGTGATAGGTAACAATGAAGGATTTCTGCTGCTTCTGGTTCCAACTCTGGATTTTGACAATGACATCCTTCGCCAGCGTTTGCGAACGGCAGACTTTTATATCTACCGCTCCCGAGCTAAGATTTCCCGCGCCGAGCGGGGGCGCTATCAACTTATAAGGCGCTGCGGTCGCAACCGGGGAGGACTGGAAATACAGCGTCTGCCCGCTTACCCAGACATCGAATCCTTCCTGTTTCGCCAGATAAACCAGCAAATCCCATTCGGTTTGCTCCTGCGTGAGCATTACATTGTCGATGTTGTAATAGGTGCCCGCCTTCGTCGTGGTGGTCTGAATACTCGATGTCTTTTTTCCGTTCTGAACCGTTGTCGTCAGCAATCCCCGGCGCTGCGCAAGCTGAGCAGCAATCTGACTCGATGAGATGTTCTGGAACTTTTCGGCGGTCTTCGTATCAAGCAGGGGAGCAGACAAATCCCGCCCCGTGAATGTCACGGTGCGCCGGATCGGGTCGTACTCTACGTCGTCAACCTGTCCGAGAATGAGTTGGGTTGAATTTCCTATCTTGCCCGTCGCGTCCGCTAAACCGACCGAAATGCCAAGTTGATCGCCCGCAGACAGCGCCCAGTAAGCCGGGCCATATTGCTTCGGCAATCCTGTGGCTGACGCCACCGCGTGGAACGTATCCGCCGTGAAGTGACTCTCATTCGTCACCTCAGCCTCAAGAAAGCCCGTAACGGATGCGCCGTTGAGGGTCACCAGCAGCCTGGGCTGCCTTACCGTGCCTGCGGGAATGTGCGCGTTATTGAGGCTCGTCGCTAATAACCCCATGGAACGCTACCCGATTTTATGAACTGCTGGTATTCGGGACGTAGATGCCGCCGCCGGCGCTCGCATCTACCGAAGGTATTTGCAGCGTGACCAGCCCGTTAAGCATCGGGTCGATCAGGTTATTCAATTGCGCGATGCGGTTCCATTGATCCGCCGTACCCAAATATTGAAGCGCAAGCTGATATAGGTTCCCACCCGCAACCGTGACCGTCTGCATTGGCCTAATGCCCCGCGTTTGAAGTGTTCGTAGCCATCCTCCCCAGCACGCTCGAAAGCTGCGTCAGCGAGCTTAATTGGCTGAAACCGGATGCCGTATTGGTCAAGGATGCCGCCATAGTCGTCGGTGATCCGCCCGCCACCACCGGCGTCGTATTGATGCCTGCCGTCGTACTCACAATCCCCGCCTGCGTCGCGCTTTGCGCTCCCGCGATGGAAGACTGAAGGCTGTTAAGCAATGGGCCTTCAGAAGCCGCCGTTACACCGGCAATGGCATTCGTAGTATTCGGCACGCCCGCCTGATAGTTGCTTGCCGCAGTTGCCACGCCCGTCACCGCCGTATTAATCGTGCTGCTGCTTATCGCGCCGCTTAAACCCAGCGCGCTCACAACATCGCTTGCCAGAGCTTCCACGAAGCCGACGGCCAGCGATGCCAGCGCCTGCGTCTCGTCGAGCACCACCGCGCAGGCGATGGTGTAGGGAATTTCAAGGCCGCCATATTGGAAATCCGCCTCAAACCGCGATACCACCACCTGGTAGCGGTGAAGGCTGTAGCTCAAAAGCTGCTGCTGCCCCTGCCTGCGCATGAGATCCAGAAGAAGCGCGCGCGTCTCCGCGCTCGATCCGCGGAATTGCCCGGACCAGCGGATCTCCGAATCGTCCGGCCCCATGGCGTCAATCGTGCGGTTGCCGCCCGGCATCTTATGAATGGCGAGCATTTGATCGCCGCCGGAGTTTATCGTTTCCGGAATCTCGAATCCCTGAAAGACCACGCCGCCGAGTGTGAGAGTGACGGCCATTACCAAGCCCCTGAAATACCCGTTGGCATGAAGGATTGACGTGGGTCGAAGCCCGCGCCCGAGGTTGACGGGCCGCTCATCGACTGTTCCTGGTGGTACGTCACCCCCTTAGCAACGGCACGGCCGTCCATGTTGAGGGTCGAATTCACCTGCACAGTCTTTCCGGAAGCAGGCGGAGCGTATGATACTCCGTCTAGCTTGTTAGGCAAAGTGTCATTGAATGAGAAATTTTTCGCCGCAAGCAGCTTGTCGCCTATCCACTGGCCCCAGGATGTTTTGTCGATGGCGTCGGCGAGTTGCTGGTGATAGATAACCGGCAGTAGCGCGGCCAGAGCGATGCCTATCGCTGTGAGGCCGCTTGCGACGCCCACGAGCGGGAGCATTGATATCCCCGAAAGAGCCAGCCGCAGTGGGCCCAAACCGATGCCCATCAGTTTCAGCCCGGCCGCCGCTATCATAAGCGTGCCACCGATAGCCGCCAGGGAGGAGAGCGCCGTAAAAGTTAATGTTAAGACCGAAGCAATAGTTGGATGCCGCGCCATAAACTGTCCGAGCGCATTGAACGCCAAAGTCAGGCCATGCAGCGCCGGAAGTATCACCGGGATAACCGTGATGCCCATGGCGGTCTTCAGGTTTTCCCATTGCGAGGAAAGCGCCTCGAAGGCCATCTTTGGGTCTTTGCGGATAAGTTCGTCATAAGAAGATAGGCCGCTCGCTTGGCCGATGAGCCGCTGATCTCTTTCAAATTTCCATCCTTGCAACGCCATCTGGCTCATGATGAAGCCCGCAGTGCGATTCGGGAAGAGGTATTGCAGCGCCTGCCGCTGTTTCGCCTCGTCCGTATATCCATGGGCTCGCAGAGCAGGCAACAGTATCTTCTGCGTCCAGGCGTAGGGATTGGCCTGGAATAATTCCGAATCGCTTATGCCGCCGGGAGCCACGCCTTTGGCGCTTCCGACGCGGTCATAGATGATCTTGTGAGGATCGAGCAGGCCCAGCCGTTGCCAGACCTTGAGCGATTTCTGCGGTACAGTGCCCCCAACCACTGCTGCATAGGCGGACATTAGGGCATTGCCAGGTCCACCTGTGCCGCCTGTGCCGCCAGAAGACTTCATTTCCTGAATCAGTGTTGGCAGGATACCGTAGGTGAAGCGCTGATCCCATCCGATAGTTGCCGCACGGCCGTATTTAAAGGTTGACAGAAAATCCGATGCGCCAACCTTGCCGCCCGAGGCGATGATTGCCTTCGTCATCAGGTTTGCGGCCGAATCGAATTGACCGACATTCTTGACGTCACCCTTCATTTCAAGGGCCTTCGCCACGGTATAAGCTTCGTCATGACCGCTGCCGCCGCGCACATTCTGTAGGACCGCTTGTAGTCGCTGCACGGTGGGCATGTGCTCCATGGCCTTGCCTGTATCGCCGAAGACCATGCGCAGTTCGCGGATCGCCGCTATATTCTGCGTGGCGGTCGTCGTCATGACCGTCCCTGTTGCTTTCCATGCCGCGCCGGTCGCTTGGGCTATTTCAAGTTGCGACATGCCTGCGGTCTTGGCAAGTTCGAGTTGGTGCACATACTCACTTGCGGGCTTCACCATCTTGCCGATGAGGCCAAGGCCGAGGAAACCCATGCCGCCGATGATGGCACCGCCCATGCCGAGCAGCTTGATTTCTTTCAGCGATGCCTTAAGTGCCTTCGTCTGGGCATTGACCTTCATGAAGTCGCGCGCGATGAAGCCAAGCACTCCGCTGACCTGGTTCTGAAGCGCAAGCGTCACGCCAACTTTGTACGCTTCAAACATGCTGAAACCTTATATTTTTATGCCGCCGGAAACAACACCATCGCCGAGGAGTGCCGTCTCAACATTCGTTACCGTCAGCATGCCGACGAGAGAATCGGCCAGCACCGCCTTGATCTCCGGCAGGCTTTCGGCCATCGCTCCGCCCAGAAATGAGCGGGGAGGCATTTTCGATGTTCCAAGCTCCTGGAATACCGCAATATCGCTGTCCGATCCGATTTGCGCCTCAAGGCCGGATGTCGAGAGCGAGCGGCTGATGCTTTCCCGCATATCACCCGTGCGCAGCAACGGCTCGTTTTCCGGGAAGCCCTTGCTTTCGCGATCTGCTTTGGTGGAGTCCGCCAGTTCCTGCCAAGCGATGAAAGGCCCAGCCTGTGCCTGATACTCGCCGATCTTCTCCTTTGCGCGCTTCTCCACGATGCGCGCGCACTTATCGAGAGCCTTGCGGGCAAATAGCACTTCCGTCGCGGCCACTTTCGTAAGATGCTCGACAAAGGATTCGATATTGCCGAACTCCTTCATTCACGTTTCTCCCAAGCCATGCACGACCAGTTGAATTTTTGGCCATCCATTTCTCCGAAGATGATGGAATAGGCCGCCACATCCGCTTCTCCGAGACTGAATGCTACGTCGTAAGGCACCCCGTTCTTCACCAGCCAGAGCCGATCCTTCAGGCCGGGGTGCCGTCCGCGTTTTTTATCTTTTCCTTGAGATCTTCGGCGTTGCCGCTGAAATGCGTTCCGATGCCTTCAACCACGGCCAGAAAGCCTTCCTGTCCGGCCCACTGAATCAGCGCCTCGATGGCGCGCTTGTTGTGGGGAATCTCGACGGGAATATTGTCTATTTCCGCCAGGTAAAGCAGCGGATTGAGCATGCTCATATAGGTTGTGTTTGCAGCCAACTCGGGGCCAGCCGCTTCAATGATGCGGAATTCCTCAAGGAAAGGCAACTTTCGCAGACCGAGCTTGCGGCCTTTCTTGTCGATGACGTATACCAACTGGTTGGCGGCTTTTGCCACGGATTCAGACGGCGCGTCGCCCCCTACCGTGTTTTTGATAGTGACTTTCGGTGCCATAGGGCTAACTCAGTTGCGTCCGGCGGGAACACTTCGCTCGAAGACTCTGGGGCACGAAAGAGTCGCCCTTGTAATTCCCCGCATCCTCCAGTGTGTAGCTTACGCCGGTATATTGGAACTTCGTCACCGATCCACTGACTTCCGTAATATTTTCGGAAATCGTGCCGCCCGTGATGTTCGTGCCGGCGAAATACGCCGCTTCCAGCGCCGCGAACAAAACGTCGAGCGTATTGTCTTGCCTGTCGAGCTTGATACTGATCTCCCAGCCCCTCGGTATCGCTGCGAATTCCGTACCCCCGTCGATGCCGTCATGCTCAAGATCCTTGAACATGGGCTTCGTCGTATAGTCAGTCACACCGCTCAACGTGATATTGCCGTTCGGTCCAACGAGCGTAAACGTAAGGTCCTTGCCTACTGTAAAGCTATTGACGGGCATTTACTGACTCCTGTTATTGCTGTGTGGTGGAAAGGCGGCTTATCTGGACTGATTGCCCTCCTTCGAGGTCGATCAAGAAGATCTCATTGATCGCGAGATATTGCACCTTGACCTTCGCCTGCTGGATGCCGAGCGCGGTCATGGACTGCGGGTTGTTTGAGGCATCAAGGACGACCTGCCAGGGGATTGTGCCCTGCGTGTTCCCGATCATCTCTTCGTCATACATATTGAAGAAGAAGCTATCGAGGGTAGCCTTCGCTTCGGCAAATTCGTCCACGGTCATCGTTTCGCCGATATAGATGCCCATGCCCGCGTTGATCGTCTGCGAGATGTAATTCGTCATGCGCGTGTAATTGTCGCCGTGAATTACCGCGTTGCTGGAGGTGTTGTGACCGATGCGCGCGCCGAAGTAGCTGCCGCCGGGCACGGGGTTCGTGATGACATCGATGCCAGCCTGGGCGAGCGCCTGCAAGTCCGCGTTGCTGTATTTCTGGTTGGAATACGACTTCTGCGTACCGACAATGCCCTGAAGCTGTTTATTGAGGCTCGACTGCTCGGGCGATAGGTTCGCCAGTTTGCCCGCCGAGAAGCCTTGGGGGGAAATCAGGCGCAGAACATTGTTGATATTGTCATTGATGTAAATCCAGTCTCCGAACAGCAGCTTGGCCGCATAACTATCTATCCCCGCAGTCGCCTTCGCGCTGACGGCATTGCTTATCGTGTCGCCCGCCGGTCCGGTCATGATCATGTATAGGCCCTCAGAAAGCCCGAAGGCGACCTGAGTGGTCCACTCCGTCGAATCGTCCGCGTCCGCAAGCACGCCGATGCTGGCGCCGGTGGTGCGTAGCGCGTACATGCCCTTGCGGGGGATGGTGTCCTGACCGATAAGTACCGAAGCGGTGATTGTCGCCGCTCCGTCCGTTCCGCCGCTTAAGGTGACAGAGCTTGCGGATGCAGCGGTGACGCCTACATTGTTGAACGTCTCCGGCACCAGGCCGGGCAGCGAGAGCGTAATAAGGCTGGAAGTCGCAGCCGATCCCGGCCCCACCGCAGTCACGAGGCTATTGCCGAGAGAGCCTGTGTAGATGGCAGTAAGTGTCAGTGTCGTCGTGCTGGTAGTCGCCACCACAAGCCGCGACGGGCCGCGCAATCCGCTGATCCCGTTATTGATGGCATTGGCAAACGCCGTCGCCAGGGCAGAATTCGCACAGGTAATGGTAGCGCTTGCCGCCGTGTCCGTGCCATCCGTCACGCGCACAAGCCGGAAATTCGCCGCGCCTTGAAGGGCGGACGCCGCGACAACTGTGCCAAGATCGTACTTCCTTGCCTGCATCGGCCCGAATTTCTGGGTGGTGTCGGCAACGCCGCTGGCAATCGTCGGGCTGTTGACCGGACCCCAGGTCGCCGTGCCGACGATGCCCAAGATGTTCGTCGGGACGCCATTGAGGATCGTGGTTGATGGCGGCTCGATGATTGTATAAAGGTCCGGAACCAGCAATGCCGTCGGATTGATGCTGTTGCTTTGGACAATCTGCCCCATATCGATTCCTGATTTTTTAGAGGGTTAAGAATGCTGCGCGGGGGTATCGAGATCCGTGTGATCCGACTGGATGACGTGATGGGCCTGCTCACCGGCCAGTACCTTCTCGATTTCTGCCGGATCGGTTATGCGGTCGCCCTTTTCGTGGCCGCCGAACGGATTGATAACCACGAGGACTCTCGCCATGGACCGTCTCCTTTTTAGAGTGAGAATTTTTCGATGAGCGGCGCTTTCGGATCGAGGCCGCCGCTGATGCTGAATATCTGCGCAACAATCTGTGCCGCGCTGCCGCTTTGCGTCGTGCCGTATTCGACCGAATAGAACAGATCCCTGCGGTATAGCCCCTGCTTTTCTGCCCTGTCGCTTATCGCGCTGCGCTCATAGAGCAGCCTGCCGGCCGTCCCGTCGGGCAGCGTGAGAAAATCCGTACTTGCAAGCGCCAAGTCGCAGGGTGGCACGATGGCATCGCGCACCGCCGGGGTCGGGCACCAGAAGGTGATCTGAAAACCGCGCTTCTGCCTTTTGATCTCGCGCACGATAGGCACGACCGCTCCCACGCGCGCCGCCAAATGCGCGGAAGGCGTAGGAAAATACGCCGCCATGCTCGATTCGATGACGCCTCCGAACCGCTTGCGCCAGAACCCGGAAAGGCCAAGGTTCACTTTGCTGAAAGGCCAATATGCGGCCATGCTGCCCAGAATTGACCCACCGAATCTCCTTGAAAGCGATTCTGAGATGGAAAGCTCGACCGGGCTGTTCTGGGGTATGGCGTCGTCAATGGAAATAACTGCGCCGTCGCTCGTGGCCGGGGTATTCACGTTAATCAAGGCCGCAAGGCCAGTGGCTATCGAAACCAGCGTGTCGGAAAGCTGCACCGGGTAGACATAGGCCACGCGATTCACTATCGCCGCCGCATTCAGCGGTGAACTTGGTATCCCGGCAACCGTTATCGTGTTGCCTGCGACGATTAACTCCAGGCGCGGCTCTGTAAAAGGCAGCGTGTACCATTTCTGCGGATATTTCGTCGTGCGCTTGTCGTTGTCCTGCGGGAAGACCGTCACATTGACCATGCCGTTCTTCAGATCCGCATCAAGATCAGCCGGCACCGGCCAGCCGCGGTAAGGAATCCTAACCAGACTGCCTATGACGGAGGGGTTACCCGTGCCATTTGGATAGATGGCCTGAGTAAGCGCGGATACCAGGACGTTCTCGACATCGCTGACATCCGCCACATTGCCTCTCCTACGTCATTGCGAGCATCGCCGTAAGCCGATAGCCGAGGCTTGTCAGCTCTGAAGAGCTGACAATATAGCGCCGCTCCATGTCATCGATAATCAGGTCTCCGAAAATCACCGCGCCGACCGACGCGGGCATCAGGATGTTCCACCAGGGCATGCGCGTATCCGCCGGAAGGCCGACATCGCCTTTTTCGCCCTTCGTGCCTTGCAGGATGCTGCACGGAACGCCCGTCGCATAGGCGACTTCATTCTGCATGCCGCCGTAGGAAGGGGCGTTTATTCCCGACAGCGCTGCCACACGCGACAGCGATACCGTGCGGTTGCATTCGACCACAAGTATCGGCAACAATGGCTGCAACCCGGCAACGAAGAATGTCCCTTGCGGCCCGATGAAATAGTCACCCGCCTGTAAACTCGTACCGTCTACCAGCGCATACCAGGTCGCCTTGCCGTATTTCTGCGGCTTGGAATATTTCATGTCTTCCGCGTTGAGCGAAACCGGAAGGCTGATGACCGCCGCGCCCGGATAGCTCCCGGCAGGGCGGTAAAACTGATAACTCACCCCTAATCGTTTAGCGGCCTGTGCATAGCCATTCCAGACCTTAGCCTGAATCAGCGCCTGGTTGGTCATGGGTCTAGGCTCTCAAAACACGGTTTGCGCCCGCAAGGTCAGGCCCAGGAGGGAAGCCCAGGAATCTACATAGTTCGCGGCGCGTGTAATTGAAAAGATTGATGCGGTCGCTGATTTCGCTGGCATTGCGCTTCCACACGGCGGCTTGGTCGGTATCGAGATTACCCGCAGCCGTCTGGATATCCGCCTCGCGTCCATTCAGGTTCGTCAGATACGTGGTGACGACGGTTTCTTCGTCCGATGTGAGATTTGCCAGCCGCGTATCAAGCGAAAGGCTTGCCAGCGTCACGTCCGAATAGACGGGCTCGCGATATTGAGAATATTGCGTGTTGCCGGATAAAGAATAGCCCATATATCGGCGGCAATCAACCTGTTGTGCCGACGACAGCGTCATGGGATTAGACCAACTTCCAGCCGTTGCTTTCGTGATGTTTCACCACGCTCGGATGGGCATGGATATGCCTGCCGTCCTTGTGCATCTTCACGAGACCGCTGAGATCTGTACCTGCCGGTTCCGTCACTTCAGCGGCCTCGGCTACGGCTTCCGAGTCGATTTCCTCGAATTTCTCATCCATCTGGTTTCGGTCTTTTCTTGCCATGGGAACTCCTAACTTCTGTTTTCTGCTTTGAGTCGTTTGGTCTGCCAAGCCTTAATTGCCATTGCACTTCTCTGCTCTTGGGTCATGGCACCAAGGTGATCTCGTATTTTCTGCTTGGTAGCTTCCGTATGTTTTCGCTTCTTTGCAGAAGCACGGATCTTTTCTATACTCTCAGGAAGATGCTTCCGACCAGACATTCCGCTACTGTTGCGGCCCTTCAAGGCTGCGCTGACTTTAGCCACATGTTCTGACGTCTTTTTCCTACCCTTTAGCGCCGCTCGTATTTTCTGTTTGTGCTCTTCTGTATGCGAACAGCCTTTATTGCGATTCCACATTTTCTCCATGATCCATTTCGGCCTTGGCTTGCCTCGCTTACTATCGCCCATGATCTTGCCGTATTTACGGCGCACCCACCCAAATAGCTTGTTGTTGAGACGCACGCCATCTCTGTCCATGCACATAGCAACAAGCGCGTAAACCAACCCTCTTATTCCTGGGTGCATTTTCACGAGAAGTTGATGAGCTACGAAATGCTCTTCGGGTGTAAGTCGGACAAGGTTATCGGGGTTGTTCGTCCCACCCATACACTTGGGCAATATGTGATGTGATTCCGAATACCCCTTGATAACCCGATGCTTTGCCCGTGAAATCAGTGCCTCATAAGCTTTCGCATAATCCATCTAACTGCCCGGCAAAAGAATGGTTTAAACTCCACTCTTTTACCGGCAGTTCTAGTAGATAGCAAGCGCTTTCTATTAGCCGATAAGCGTTGCTATGTTGTTGGCTTTTATAACGTTTGCGCCCCAGGCTAAGGCAACATAATAGACCACCTGACGATATTGTTTATACATCGAAATCTCGAAGCTGATGCCGGATACCGGGTCAGTCACCATCAGCACGTCTTCCGCGAGATCGGCGGCCTTGCCGTCAGGGCCTATCGGCATGGCCGGTGCGCGGGTGATGAGTTGGATGGCCGAGCGATGGAAAGCGATATTCGGCGTGTAGCTGTTGCCAATCGTCATCGCGTTAGCGGTCGGAACATCGGCGATCGTGCCGGGCGCGCCGATGGCGATGGGGCCTGGCGCAGCGACGCCGGTATTCACCACGAACTTATCGGTGCTGTCGGCCGCGAAGGTGACAACATCGCCGGCGAGAACGGTGCCGGAGCCCGTCGCAAGGACGATGGAAGTGGTGCCTGCCGGAGAATCTCCGGAGGTGACGTAACTGCTGCCCGTACCCTTCGTCACCTGCTTGATGGCGTTACTGTTATGCAGCGCGAAACCGTCAAGCGGGATCTCGGTCAACTGGCCGGTGCGGCGGAAGTCATCGGAGCCCTTCTCATTCGCCTTGAGCAAAATCGTCTGAAGACCGCGCAAGTTTGCCACGGCAGAAGAACCCAGCACCAGGTGCAGATCGCTCTGCGGACAGCCGTTATCGTCCAGAATCTTGCGCACATTCGCAGCCGCCGAAATATCTCCGGCGGTGCCGAACGGAGCGGTGCCGGCCGTACCGTAGGCGCGGGAAGCACCCTGATATGCCGCGATAAAGCAGTCGCTTTCAACATAGTTTGCGAGCGTACGGAAACCCTGGGCGAACTGATCGCGCAGCGTCTTTTCGTAAGTGCCGCTACTCATGAAGCCTTTCTGCTGCTCGCCGTTCCAGCGGATGGGAACCATTTTGCTGCGCTGGATCATCATTGGAACATTGCCGATGGCTTGGTCGCCGGTATCCGGAGGCACTACGCCGGGGGTTACATCCTGCGCTGCCTGAGCCTGCGTGATCGGAACCAGTATCTGCTGGCCGACCGCGGCACGTTCCGCCGAGGAATCCTTCGCCACAGCGGGGATAAATCCGATCATCTCTCGGGACACAACGTCCAGAGCTTCATAGAGGGTCGGAATCAAGCCAGTCAAAGTATTCGACATCTGTCTCTCCTATAAAAAGAAAAACCCCGCCAGAATTGACGGGGAGTTGCGGGTCAATAAGTCCCGCACCATGCGGGGTTTTCCTTAATCCACGAGCACGGCTTCGCGCGCGGCCCTAATCTTCTCGACCGGTTCCATCGCATCGAATTGCGCACGGGTGACTTGTCGCTTGCCACCCGCGCCGCCACCGGCTCCGCCTGCGCCACCACCGGAAGCCCCCGAGCCCTTCAGGATGCTGTCGCGGTACGGATAGGAATCGACCATGATCTCCATGGCTTCATCAAACTCTGCGGGATTCCCGGGATTTGCACGGCTGTAGATGAGGTTGCCATCCACGCTTTTCGCGCGGATTTTGCCGTCCTCGATATAGAAGGCGTCTCCGAAACGCGCCTGCGCGAGGTCCACCGGGATCGCCAGCTTATCCTGGATGAATTTTGACCGGCTGAACGCGGTACTTAACTTCTCGTGATGGAGCTGACTCCTAAACGAATCCCGCTCTTTCGTCAGGTCTTCCACCACCGGCTTGTATTTCCGTTCCTGCTGCTTCAACTGCTCATCGAAAGCCGTCTTGGCCTCCAGCTTGACTTTCTCCACCTCACCCGCATCTATCAGCTTCTTATCGTCGAGGTTTTTCACTGTCTCCAGCGCTTTTCGCGCCTTTTCCGGGTCTTCGATGCCTTCATATTCTTTGAACTTGGTTTCCGCAGCTTCAGCGCGTTCACGATGGGTCTGGGCTTCCTTATTAAGCCGCGTAATCGTATCGCGCGTCGCCGGGGCGTCGAAGGCAATTTCCTTTCCATCGTCAGCCACGTAGACCGGCTTGCCATCCTGTATGACTACGGCATTCTTTTCATCAAACTTGAGCTTCATATGCATCGCTTTCCCGGCCATCCAGCCGATAGTTGGGACCATCCGGCCCCGTTGCACCGTTTCGCATCCGCGTCACGGCTGTTTCGTCAGATTAGATATTGTCGTTTTCCTTGCGCTGTATCGCGGCATCCGCTTGGGCTTTTTCGGCGTTCGCAACCTTCATCTCTTTCTCGATGTCCACGTCCGGGCTGATAATGCTCCGGCGCTTCATCTCGTTGAGCAAGGTCTTATGACTCAATGACCCATCCACTTTCATCTCGAAAAGAAGTTGCGCCGATGCCTCGGCCAGGCTTGATACGCCGAAGTCACTATAGATCGATACGTTTCCATCCTCCGGCTGTTTTATCCAGCGGGCCATCAGGCGAATGGCCTGATCCAGCGCATTTTCCAATGCCTGAGTGATGCGTTGCAGGTCGCACACGGCCTGTTCGTTATCCGAGATAGTCTGGACTTGAGTCGTATTGGCCGACTTGATGACCAAAAGCTCCGCGCCCACCTGCCGCATGAGGTCTTCGAGATCAAGCAACGACATGCGTCCTGCCTCAATTGCTTTGCCGCTATGTTCGACATATTTCACGTCGGAATCTGGGGCAGTCGCATTGATCATCGCGCCCGCGCCCACCACGACTTGCGTGTCCGATCCGATATTCTTGGCAAACAGCATCGGCACGCGCGCCACATGCAGAATTGTCTGCTGATCGCTCTTGCTCTGCCAGTGCTCCACATTCAGGTGCGCCAGTTCCAGCATGGGAGGCACACCAATCATGAAATCCTTGCGAGAGCCATAGACGGGTATAAACGGGATTACATCAATCGTCGTGACGCCGCTTTCATGCTCCTGCCATGGCGTCCCTGTCGTCGAGTCTTGCTTGCGATAAGTCATCCATTTGCCCGGCTCAAGGACGCGCACTTGCTGGATCGTCTTTGTTTTGAAAGGCCCATCCGGCTCCTCAACGGACTCCATCAGGCGAAGTTGCGTAAGAACGATTCTGCCACCGCGCTTCTCCGAGCGCCAGCCGAGTATCGCGTCTTGCCTCACATGCACGAAATACGGCCTGACACCCAGCTTTGCCTCATCAGCGGCAGTCCTTACCCCTTGCGCGGGAGGACAGTCAACGAGGATTCCGCATATGCCGTAGGCGAGCGCATTGGCGAAGAGATCGGCGGCAAACGCGTGAAGGTTACGGCCCTCAAGATCGATGTTCTCAAGCAAATCCTTCAGTTTCTGGGAGTATTCCTCGCCTATGGTGATGGGCTTACCGAAAGGTTTCCCCGTCAGCACAGCCACCGTTCGCGCATATGCCGGGAAAAGCGTGGCTGTTTTCAACCTTGCCTGGTAGGACTTCAAATCTTCCGCCGGCCAGATGGGCAAGTGGCGCTGCCCGGCGCGGCGCATCGCCTTTGTGCCGCCCATCAGATCGACAATCAGCGTCCAGTCCTCCGCCATTTTGGAGACGGCGTCGGATTGCGCAGCAACGTCGCTGTTATTGGTATCGGTCATAACAGCGTAACCGCCTACATCCGTTAGTTATTGGCCTTCACCACGAACATGTTGAGCGTAATATCCGTCGCGGCAGTCGTGGCGTTGCCAGTGACAACGATATTAGTGGTCAGCCCCTCATTGAGGGTCAATGCCGCCGGGGTGAGCAGCGCCGCGCCCGCGCTGCCATTCTGAGCGCCGGTATGGATACCGTTCTGCGTATTCGATCCAGCGGCACCGTACTTTTCGATTGTGGCGCCGAGCTTCCACCCCGCCCCGTTCGTCGCAACCGCGGCTGAATCCGCGATCTTAGTGCCTCCGGAAACCGCTGAACCGACGACCGCAGTGGTAGCACCTACAAAAATCTTCACCTGCTTGGTGTTGCCGTTCGCTGCGTAAGCACCTGCGGCACTGATTTCGAGTTGGCGGCCGGCTTGGTCGAAAAAGTTTGCGGGAACACTGTACACGGCAAGCACGTAATCGCCGCCCGTGGATGCCGGATTGACCCCTGCGCTCGGCTGCGTATTGAGAACGCCCGAAAGGCCGAATTGCGCCGAACTGTTGCCGCCTTCCTCAAACATTGAAGCAGTCATAAGATGAATCCTTTCTGGTTACATATGAAACGCATTAAAGGCGCAATGGCTTGACTGTCGCGGTGCCTCCTGAGATCAGAAGCTCCGTCGCTCCCCATACCAGCGCGTCAACTCTGTTCGGGCTGTCTGTGCTTTCCAGCGGAACCCATGTCACCATTTCGTCTTCAAGGCCGATGAATGTGCCGCAGTGATGCATGCACCCCTTCTCGTACAACGCCGCAACCGGCTCCGCCCGCGCATGCTTTCCACGCGAGGCATGCACCAGCTTTACCGGCGCGTTCGGGTCCGAAACTCGTATGGTGCTCTCCACCATCGCGCCTCCGAAATTCGCCTCCGCGATGATTCGATCCGCGCTATATTTCCGATAAAGCGCAACGGCCAGGTCGCCCCATTGTTTCGGGCTATACCTTCCAGAATGGTCGGCCAGAACATAACCGTGCTTCTGCGCGTCCACACCCTCGACTACGAGTCCAACTTCATCGTTCTTGGCTTTGTCTCCGCCCGACGGGTCCACCGCGACCACGATCCGCTTAAGCGCAGGAGCTTCTTTTACGCGAAGATTCTCAATCTGGTCTCGCTTCCACAGAGCGCCCGGCACTTCCGCGCTGAACGCCTCCTCCGGAGTTGCCGGATATTCCCGGCGGAAGTTGTGGACGCCATTAAGCTCGACAATCTTTGCTCGACGCCAGGCGATTTGCTCCAGGTCCAAGCGATAGAGTTGCTGGTATGCGAGTTCATCCGCCGTCGGCGTGAATCCCTGCGGCAATGTCTTGCGGTAATCCGGCTGCCAGAACCAAGGGATGAAGACGAGGATATATTCGCCCTCTCCCCGCATGGCCGCAGCGCACATATCGTAGAACAAGCCCTGACGGCCAGCCGACGTACTCTCAAGAATGACCTCCGTGCCAGGCTCATCCGGTACCGCCTGCAATGCGCCTGCAACGTGTGTTGCCGCATTCGGCCAATATGCCACCTCGCTGTTGTGAGAGCCGCCTTGTAGAACGCAGTACGAGTGGTCAGCGTGATCTATCTCGAAATCGCGCACTATCTGCTCGCCGACATGCTCAATCGAAACTATCGGCACCCACGCATAGCCATTGGAAACCTCTACTGCGCCATAATTCCCGTCGCGCTTACGTGGCGGGCTTCCCTTTCCTATTTCTTTTGCAAGGACATCAACGCCTGGCCCGGTAAGCCGAAGCGTCCACGCCTCACGCTCATTTCGGCCATGACGAATCGCTGCCGCTCTGTAACTTATGGAAGCCCACCCATATCCCAAGGAGGCCAGGGCTGAGCGCAGACCTGTAATCGTCGCCGATCGGATGGATGTCACCGATATACGGCGATCACACTCCGGCGACGAGTGTCCATCTCCTGAAATATAGCCATGAACCAGACCGCGAACAAAGTCCTCCCCCATGCGGCTCCAGTCGCAGGGAAATCGCTTGTCATCTTTCCTTCCGACAAAGGATTCCAGCCATAGAGCCAGCGAGCGACCATAAGCAACCACGTTCACCGACTTGCTGTCCGGACGCGGAGAGACTTTAACGGAAGTGTATATTTTGGGCACGCACGCAAGCCATTCAACAGTTCGCCGCACCTCATCTTCGTGCACGGTAAACGCAACCGCGCTTGCCTGGCGACGACTGCCAGATTGGCGCAGTATGCAGCCCTCGGCTAGATA